GTTCTACTAGATATGGGCGTAGATTAGAGTCCATTGTATTATCCATATTAATAACTGAGCCTGCACCTGCTTGTGCTGATACATCTTGTGTCTTTACTAATGTTGGATGACCAGAGATACGAATACTTTGTTCTGCCTCACTCAAAAGATTGAAACAGGATTGCTGTGCTTTTGCTACATCTGCGATATCACTTTGACCGATACCTTTATATTGAGTATAGTTTGCATAGTGGCATACGAAAGGAACTTCGCCGATTGCGTTAATATATTCTTCTGTTGCGATGCAATCATCACCCATACATTCATATACATAGAATGCATCTGGTGTCCAAGCGATATACTTATAGTGATCTTCGCCTAACCATTCTTTAGTCTTAACATATACAAGTTTGTCTGAACCGTTTGATTGTGTTTCATATGACCAATCGCATACATTCTGTGGTGTGAATAGTTTTAGATATGGTCTAATATCTGCTGCTATCTCTTGTTCTTTAGTGAATACACCTTCTTGTTGACCTTTAGTACATAAGATCCATACATTACCATATACGGTTGCTAAATCGTTTGCTTCTTTCATAAAGTCATCTAAGTCTTTACCATTGAAATCTACATCTTCCATAAAGCGGTTGATAGTTAAGTCACCCGCAAGATATCCGAATGTTCGTGTTGGGGTTGAACGGAACAAGAACGAGCGATATGTATCTACCGTTAGTTTCGTCATATTATCAAGGGCTGTATATTCTAATCGCTGTTGATATTGATCGCCTGGTGCATCATCCTCAAATAAGTATTTTCTTAGCATACCCAGTGATGCGTTGCGATAATCAAAGCCGCCAAGATAAGAGGCACGATAATAGTTCCATCGTCCCAAGTTTGCTTCATAAAGCGGATGTCTATAATCTAAATCCATTACCATACTCCAAAAGTGTTAGTGTTATCGGGTTGTATTTCCCTTGTTATAGGATACAAGAACTCTACTGGATATGTTGCAGCATCAAACATATGGTCATAACCATCCCGCTTTTCTGGTATCTGTGTATCCGGCTTATAAGTGTATCTTTCCAAACTCTGTATTAAGTATTTACACTTTGGATCAACGGTGTATCTGCGTTCTCCATTAGCGTTTAATAATAAAGAGTTCATTGCGTTTATTCTGTCTCTTACGGGTGGGTTCTTTGATTTAATCTTTACCACGAACCCTGCGTTTTGTAGGATTGAAACATCAGTTCTTCCACCTGCTGATGTCTTACGAGCGGTTCCACTATTATCTGGAAACACTACTATTTGAGATTGCGGGTATCTGTTTCTTATTTCCGTTGCCATCTCATCAGTATTCGAGCCAATCATTCTTATCTCATCAAAAGCGTGTAAGCCATTTTGATCTCTATGATAGATGACGGCCGTAGAAGGGCTAACGTTGAAGTCCATCCCTACTATTAGTTGTTTCGCTGGGTTCGGCAGGTCACGGGTCACTATGTTATGTTCCGAGAAGTTGTAAGCTATAACCCCAGAAAAAACTTCAAAGGTAGCCTCATACTCCTGCCGGAAAGTCCTCTCATCTAAGTCTTTCCGTGCGGCTTGTATCTCGCTCTCGGGAACATTACCTCCCTCTAGTGTCGTCCATTGTTCGCTCGCCCAGTCAGGGTCTTGACCTCTACCCAGGTCATATAGTCCCTTGAACCAGTTCATACCTTTAGGAGTTCCGCAGAATAATGCAGACCCCGGTGGTTTTTGTGCTGATAGTGCTGGACGAATAACCTCAAACCATAGTTCTGGTTTAAGATCACTTGTCTCATCAAATACAACGAAGTCATAACCACCACCACGCAAGGTATCTGGATTATCACCACTCTTTATTGATATAACACTTTCATTCACTAATGTTAGTTCCAATCTACTTTCATTTGTTTTGGCAATCCAGTTTAGTTTGCCTAATCTTTCTTTTAAGTCTGCCCATATAATATCTCTACCCATTTGGTATGTTGGACATATGTATAATACACGCTTCTTTGGGAATCGTGCGTATCTTGCTAACTCTCTTATTGAGAGATAGGTTTTGCCAGTTCGGCGTCCAGCCGCGAAGACTCTGAATCTTGCATTAGATGCTACTACTGCCTTTTGTGCTTTATTAAGAGGCATCATCACTCCACGGTAGAACACTTTGATCTTCTTCATTGATCGGTGAATCCGATTGTGAAAGCATCTGTTTGCCTAACCATATCAACATTGTATGATTACCACTCATTGCTACTTCTACTTGTTTTCTTCTCAATCTCATTTTCCCATCAGCTTTCCCTTTAGCGATTATCCCTGCTAAATCTTTTCTGCGTCTTAGTGTATCTTCTGATACTCCAAGAATATCTACCAACTCTTTGATAGTACAGTGTATAGTCGCTAACTTATATAGAAGTTCTTCATCTACTTCTATCTTTGGTCTGCCTGCTTTTTTCTTTTCTTCACTCATTGTATTCTCCCGTTTATGCCCTCATCGGTCTGAGGTTTTAATAATCACGCTCTCTACGCTATCTTGATAATCATCGTCACCGAAGTATCTTCTGATGATAGTCACTCTTTCTACATTATAAGAGCCAATACTCTCACCAGCTCGTCTGCGATATATAATATGTTCTTTACGAATGTCGCCGGGTTGGCGGTCACCAAAGACGCTATCATATTCCCAATCTCCTTGTCCCTTTTTCATAGTCGTTCCCTTTACATAAACATTTGACCGATTAATGGTCCTAATGTTGCTACTATGATGACCCCTGCGATCCACCATAGTCTGTTATCAATCTTATCAATCTTCTTGTGTATACTTGCGAAGTCTTTTTCAGTTTGCTTATTATGAATATTAGTTTCTTCACGGATGCTTTTAATATCGTGCTTGATAAGTTCAATGTCTAACTTATTTTTATCTACGTCTTCTGTTCTCATTGACTTAACCTTAGCTTCTTTTTGTTTAATCATCTTCTAACCCTTATGTTGAACTGATGTCCGATCCAAATGCAATACGCTTCCAGGATGAACCATTATATACACCCAAACAAGGGTTACCACCGTCACCATCTGTGATATAAGCTGCGTCACCTGCTGAAATAATACCAAGAACACCACTCAAATAGTTTGCTGTTGCTGTGTCTAATACGGTGAACTTGAAGCCGTTTAATGCTTCTAGTTTACCCTTTGCTGTGATTAAATCTGTGTTTGCATCACCAAGATTAACATTACCATTTAGGTTTGCTGTGCCATCTACTTCAAAGGTTCCAGTGACTTCTACATCATCATCAAGTGTTAGTGTTCCGCCACTTTTAAGAACACCATTACCATCTGGGTTGATAGTGACTTCATTATCTTGCAGACTTAGTGTTTTTGTTGTTGATGTTGAGCCATCTGCTGTTGTTTCAATCGTCATCTTAGCGCCACGTGCTGATGCACTTTGTTGCTCAGTTGTTTCTGATAAGATACGGAAGTTAGCTACTGTTGGTGTTGACCCATCTTGTGATGCTAGAGCGAATGCACTCCAGATACGCTTGCCACTTTCTACACCAGTCTTTGCGGCTTCTGTGCCACCGAAGATTGTTGTTGAGAATGATGGGTTTGAGAAGTTATTGATTGGCTTACTTGCACCACCAGTTGTTTCTACAAGTGATACACCCGCCCAGGCCGTGTCCGACGCATTTACTGTGAAGCCGTGAATGTCGTATGGACCAATAGTAGAGTCACCAATAACTGTATTCTTAGTTGCTGCTGAGCCTTCAACAGTTAGCGTTCCATTTACTGATGCATTGCCATCTAATGTTGTTGCACCGCTTACATCTAGCGTTCCATTTACTGATGTATTATTGGAAAGTGTTAAATCGCCACCGATAACACCGATTGATTTATTTGCACCATCAAGTTGAACTGCACTACTGAATGAACCGAAGTACGCACTACCACCGATGTTAGCGTGTAGGTAACCAGTGCCGTTTGTTCTGATTTCTAAGTTTTGATTTATACCACTTGCATCGATTAGACCATTATCATAGTTAGTATCGCCTACTTCCATATGATCTGAAACATCTAATGTGCCAAGAACATTTACAGTGCCGCTTGCGCTACTTAGGTTGATTGTATCATCGCTTAGTGTTGTTGCTTCACCAGTTGATAACATTGTGATTGTGCCACCAGCTTGAATGTTTAAGTTTTGATTTGGGTCTGTTGTGATATCGATATCACCACTTACATCACTACCAAGAACTTTATGTCCATCAATGTATAAAGATCCTGGACCGATATATGCTGAACGGAACTGATTGCTTGGAGAACCTAAATCATATGTTAAGTCTGTGTCTGGAATAATATGACCACTTACAGAACCAAGTTTGGTTTGAACACGACCATCTGTATAGTATAGATTTGACGCTTCTGTTATATCATCTGTGTCTAAATCGTTTGGAATGTCGTTTGTTCTACCTGCACCCATAACGAATAGAATACCGTTTTCTGAGTGTGAGCGAACAACTTTAGCCATCTTCTGTACTTGTGCATCTGTTGCTGACGGGCGTGTGACTATCAGTGTCCCAGTCTCACTTACGAATAGTTCGTCACCTACACTAAATGAACTTGTATCAAAGCCACGCAACTCACCGAATGTGACGATTTCGCCGTTGTTGTTATTGTTGATATCTTCATCTGCGATACCAAATGCTGGCATCTTAGCAGGGTCGTTTGCATCTGCAATACCAATCTCTACAGTGTTGCCATTATGACCTGAAATATAAACAGGTGTGCCTTTACTGATAGTTGAACCTTCACGGTTCTTTGCTTCATATACTACTGCGCCATCTAACTCACCGTGTATAGTTAAACGATCACCTACTGATTTAATCTCTGTGCCAGTGATATGTGCTGATTGTGTGAGTGAGCCTACATAGAAGTCACCAGTGTTTGCGTGAAGGAAGTTTGCATCACCTGGTGTGATTGTGATATTACCAGCACCATCAATCGTTGCTACATTATCATAATCTGAACCAGTGATTGTGCCAGAGAAGTTCATATTTGGTGCTGTGATATCACCACTGATATCGATGTCGCCACTGCCAGACATCGTGCCATTCAGTGTGATGTTTGGTAGAACTGCTGAAGTTGATACTTGCAGAGAACCTGCTGTTAGCTGATTTGTGATAGCACCCGTAAGTGCTTGAACTGAACCAGTTTGTGCTTCAAGCGATGCTGATGCAAAGATATTTCTTACACTCATATCTTGCTTGGTTCTAAAGGTAATATCATTAGACCCTTGTGAGATTTCAATGTTATTCTTTTCTGACTCTGTTGATGCTACCAGTGTTCTAAACTGAATATTAGCGGCAGTAGAGCTTTCATCATCTAATACTTCTACATTAGTG